GGACTTGAGACGCTCCTCGGCTACTTCCGCGACAAGGGCAAGGAACCTCCGGCTTGTGTCTTCTGGCACCAGCAAGGGACTCGGCCCATCTCCCTCAAGTCCCTCATGGCTACTGCCGACAACGTAGGCAAGCTGTCCTACGAAGCCCTGGCCAAGTCAGTCGATGGCAATCGCGGCGGAGACAACAATGCTTTCTGGAAGATTCTTCAATCCTGCAGCAACTTCAAGGACGACCGAACCGGCAAGGAGCTCGGCCCTATCGACGCGTTTTCTTCCCGCAGGATCTTCGTCATGGACTCCCTCACCGAGACCAGCAATGCCGCTATGAAGATGCAGATCGGCTCCCGCCCGATGGCCAGTCCCGGCGACTACGGCGTGGCCCAGAACAACCTGATGAACTTCCTCCGCCTCTGCACCCAGGGAATGGAGTGCCCGTTCGTTATGACTGCCCACGTAGACCGCGAGACGGACTCGATTACCCAGTCCACCAAGGTTATGATCAAGGCAATCGGCAAGGCTCTGGCGACCGAGATCCCTACGCTGTTCAGCGATATCATCTACACCACGCGAGAAGCTGATAAGTTCTGGTGGGACACTGCCGCTTACGGAGTCGACACCAAGACGCGCAGCCTCGGTTATCGCAGCAAGATCACCCCTGACTTTGCCCAGGTCATGGACGTATGGGCTAAGCGCTCAGGAGGTGTATGATGAGCAAGAAATCTTATTCTCTCATCACCGTTACAGTCCAGCTGGCTATCCCTCCCGGCTGGACGCAGCAAGCAACGATAGCGGAAATCCACAAGCTCGTTGCTGCCGCCCCGTCAATCTTCCACCCTGGCACAGTCATCGTCAAGCCAGTCAAGCGTGAAACAACCTATCTCTAGTAAGATGCGAGAAGGGGACTGCGCCAAGTGTCCCTAGTTAACCACACAGGAGTTACTCATATGAGTACAAGTCAGTTCGATCCCAGCGTGTTTCTCGACGCGCAAGTTACCGAAGTCAACGAGAAGCGCCCTCCGCTTCCCACGGAGAATCCCGACCACGAGAATGGTCTCTACCTCGCTGTCATCGGCGAGATCACCACCAGCTCTGGCACAATCGGCAAAGGTGATAATGCCGGCAAGCCTTGGGTCTCGATGGTCATTCCGCTGCGTTTGCAGATTCCCCCGTCCGTTCAGGGCCTTGGTATCCCGCCTGAGCTCACTCTCAGCGACCGGGCGTTTCTCGACCTGACAGCGCAGGGCGCACTGGACAATTCCAAAGGCAAGAATCGGCGGCAGAAAGACTACCGCGAGGCTACCGGAACCAATGTCGCAGGCGTGCCGTGGGCATGGCGCCAGCTGCAAGGGAAGACTGTCCGCGTCAAGGTACAGCACGAGCTCTACAACGACGCAATCCAGGAGCGCGTCGGCGCTATCCTGCCGAGCTGATCCCCCAGGCTAGGGCGGCGAGTGCTTCGGTGCTCGTCCCCTTTTTCTTCTTTTTAGGACTTTCATGAAACTCATCCATGTTGACGCAATCAAGATTGCTCCAGATCGCCAGCGTAGGCTGTTTGATCAAGCAAAACTACACGAATTCGGCGAAGTGATCGCTACGCAGGGGCTGCTTCATCCAATCATCCTGCGGGTAGTCGGCGACGATTACTACCTAGTCGCCGGCGAACGTCGCCTCCGCGCTGTCCGAGACCTATACGCCCTCGGCGGAGAGATAATGCACGATGGCGAGCGCGTCCGAGCAAACAGCATTCCCTATACTCTCCTCAGCGACCTTGACCCCCTGGCGGCAGAGGAAGCTGAACTCTCCGAGAACATCCATCGTGAAAACCTTACATGGCAGGAGCGCGCAGCCGCCCATGCTCGCCTCAACACACTTCGTACCGCCCAGGCAGTCCAGCGGGGAACACCGCCGCCTACTACAGCTGACATCTCGCTTGAGGTTCGCGGGAGCTCCGAAGGTATCCATCAAGAAAACACGCGCCGGGAGCTTATTGTTGCAGGTCACCTGGACAATCCCGCCGTCAAAGCAGCGAAAACCGTCGATGAAGCTTTTAAGATCCTCCGCAAGGAAGAGACCGCAATAAAGCACCGGGAGCTCGGAGCCTCCATCGGCAAGACCTTCACCGCCGATATGCACCAGGCAGTCCACGCCGACTCAATCAGCTGGATGCAGGATTGCCCAGCCGACAGCTTCGATTGTATCCTAACCGATCCTCCCTACGGCATGGGTGCAGATGAGTTCGGAGACTCAGGTGGCTTAGCCGCCGGCGCTCACGGTTACGAGGACACCTACGAAACCTTCATACGTTGCGTAACTGCACTAGCCTTCGAGGGCTACCGCATCGCCAAGCCCCAGGCGCACCTCTACTGCTTCTGCGACTTCGACAAGTTCGCCCAGCTCAAGTCGCTGATGGTCGAGGCCGGCTGGAACGTCTTCCGCACTCCGCTTATCTGGTACAAGAAGTCCGGTATGCGCGCACCCTGGCCGGAGCAAGGCCCACAGCGTAAGTACGAAACGCTCCTCTACGCCGTCAAGGGCAAGCGACCTATCCTCAAGATGCTCGGGGACGTGCTGGACTACCCGCCGGACAGCAATCTCGGCCACGCCGCGCAGAAGCCGGTGGCGCTCTTCGAAGACCTGCTCCGTCGATCCGTCCTCCCGGGCCAAGCTGTTCTTGACCCCTTTTGTGGCAGCGGGCCTGTCTTCCCCGCTGCCCACGCAATGAAAGCTCGGGCAACTGGCATCGAGATGGATCAGTCCAGCTATGGTATTGCCTGCAAGCGGATTACTGCCCTGCGCGTTCAGCTAGAACTTGATTTGTCGATTGGACTCTGATGCGAGTAAAAGGCGAAGGCCCTATCCCTACCCGAGTGATGATCGTCGGGGAGTTCCCTGCCGAGCGTGACCGCCAGCCATTCGATGGAGCCTCCGGTATGGAGCTTAATCGTATGCTCCACGAAGTCGGCGTGATGCGTTCGGAGTGCTACACCACTTACGTCTGCAAGGAGCGTCCTCCCCTGGGCCAGCTGTCCACCTGGATTGCCCTGAAAAAGAAAGACATATCCGCCCATCACACCTTGCTCAAGGACAAGTACTGTACCTACCACATCCATGAGGGCTATGCAGAGCTCCTCACTGAAATCGAGATGGTTCAGCCAAACATCATCCTGGCCATGGGCAACCTAGCACTCTGGGCGCTGACAGGTCACTGGGGTGTGCTCAAGTGGCGCGGGTCTCTTCTCTCCACTCCTGCCGGCATCAAGGTCATTCCAACCCTTACCCCGGGCGCAGTCATGCGGGAGTGGAACCAGCGCGCAGTAGTTCTCTCCGACCTCCGCCGCCTCAAGCGTCACATGACTTCTCGCGTCTACGATAACAAGCCCGTCTGGAACTTCCTCGTCCGCCCGACTTTCCCGCAAGCACTCAACTGCCTACAGGCCTTGCACTCTGACGCAACTGCGTTCGCCGAGACAGTCTGGATTGACTTCGATATCGAGACGCGCGGAGGGCATATAGACTGCATTGGCCTTAGCTGGTCGCGTCAAGATGCCCTGTGTATCCCCCTGATGGCTCGAGGCAAGCCCGAAGGCTACTGGTCAATCGACGAAGAGTCCCAGATTGTCTTTGCAATCTACCGCTTGCTTACGCATAAGAACGTCAAGGTACGCTGGCAGAACGGCCTCTACGATGCACAGTATGTCTATCGCCACTGGCACTTCATCCCCCACGGCGGCCAGGACACGATGATAACTCAGCACAGCGTCTTCTGCGCGCTGCCTAAGGGCCTGGCCTTCCTCGCCTCCATGTATGCGGACTGGTACGTCTACTGGAAAGACGAAGGGAAGATTGCCTCTGACGTCCCCGAGGAACAACGCTGGACTTACAACCTTCAAGATTGCGTCTACACCCGCGAGTCCGGCGAAGTCCTTGCCCAGGTCGCCGAGTCCATGCACCTTGCCGAGGTTGACGTACATCAGCAAAAGCTTTTCTACCCTGTCCTGCGCGCCATGCTCCGCGGAGTCCGCATCCGTCACGAAGTCAAGAACCAGATGGCCCTTGATATCCAGGAAGAGCTCTCCCACCGCGAAGCCTTCCTCCACAATGTCCTCGGCCATACAATCAACCCTGCGTCTCCCAAGCAGATGCAGACTCTCTTCTACGACGACCTCAAGCAGCCCGTCATCTACAAGCGAGTCATCCTTGCCGGCAAGACGACGATGAACCCAACCTGCGACGATGAAGCCCTCAGCAAGATCGCCGCCAAAGAGCCCCTCGTCAAACCCCTCTGCAACGCCATCGCAGACATTCGTACCCTCAACAAGTTCCTCGGCGACTTCGTCATGATGCCGCTAGACGATGATGGCAGGATGCGTTGTTCCTTTAACATAGCTGGAGATGCCGGTGGAAAATCTGCGCCTTATTCTTATCGCCTTTCTTCGTCCAAGAACCCCTTCGGATCTGGCGGAAATCTCCAAACAATCCCTTCTGAGAAGAGCAAATCGTCCGGCAAGGCCGCGGCTCGGGGATCTATGGACTTCACTCTCCCGAACATCCGCAGTATGTATGGCCCAGATCCAGGCTTCACTTTCTTCGACATGGATCTGGATCGGGCGGATCTTCAAGTAGTCGTACGTGAAGCCGCCGAACCGGACTGGGTAGCCGCCATGCTCCAAGGTGTAGATATGCACCTGCTCAACGCGTACATCTTGGCCAAGAAATCCCCGCCTCCCCTAGACGAGCTAGTAGAATCCCACCCTAGCTATCGCGACCATCGCGCTCCCCTCAAGCACGCTCGGGAATTCGCCAAGGTCTTCTGCCACGCCACCAACTACGGCGGAGGTGCCAAGACAGTCGCTGCCCATACTGGCCGCACTATCCACGAGATTGACGTTGCGCAGAAGTACTGGTTCTCCGCCCATCCTGGTATACGAGAGTGGCACACCCGCACCTTCGACCAGATCAATCGCCATCGCTTTGTAGAGAATCGCTGGGGCTACCGCTGGTATATCTTCGACAGGCTTGAAGCTCTCCTCCCCGAAGCCCTTGCCTGGGTTCCTCAGTCCACTGTCGGTATCCTTATCAATCGGATCTGGACTTCCTTCTACGAGAACATTCCGGAAGTCCAAGTGCTCCTCCAAGTCCACGACTCCCTTGCTGGACAGTTCCCCACACACCGCTCCGCTACGATCCTGCCGCTTATGGAAAAGCACTCCCACATCAAGATCCCCTACGACCCGCCGCTGATCATCCCCACAGGCGTCAAGACTTCTCCGATCTCCTGGGGAGACTGTGCATGACGCGCAACTACCCTGACTGGATTCCCCAGTATCTCCAGTACGCCTCCGTCACCGAGGCGCCGAAGCGTATGCACTTCTGGAGCGCAGTAGGTACAGTCGCCGGATGCCTGCGTCGCCGGGTCTGGATTGACATGAAGCGATTCTGCTGGTACCCTTCGTTCTACATAATATTCGTAGGGCCGCCCGGCATCATCGCCAAGTCCACCACCATCGACATATCGACTGACCTGCTTCGCCAAGTTCCCGGTATCAAGTTCGGCCCGAACGCCATCACCTGGCAAGCCCTCGTCACCGCCTTCGCTGCCGCCTCCGAATCCTTCGAATACAATGCCGAGTGGCATCCTATGTCGCCGCTCACCCTGGTCGCCTCGGAACTCGGCTCGCTGCTCAACCTGCAAGACAAGGAGATGATAAACCTACTCATCGAGCTCTGGGATGGAAAGAAAACCTATGAAAAGATCACCAAAATGTCAGGGAACGATATCATCGAAGCGCCCTGGATCAACCTGCAAGCTGGCACTACCCCGCACTGGATTGCTGACAATATGCCCCAAGCTATGATCGGCGGCGGACTGTCCTCCCGCTGCATCTTTGTCTACGGAGACACCAAGGAACGCTATGTTGCCTACGTTGACGAACAAGTAGGCGCTGGCGACGTCGAGATGCGAACTAACCTCATCGAAGACCTCGAGCGCATAGCCATGCTCACCGGCCCTTACACCATCTCCTCCGGCGCTCGCGAGTGGGGACGCGCTTGGTACGAGAGGTTCTGGAAAGACGCTGCCTCCCGCATGGATGATCAGATGCTGGAAGGCTACGCCGCCCGCAAGCAAACCCATATGCACAAGGTCGCAATGGTGCTTTCTGCCTCCCGCTCCAGCTCCCTGATCCTTACCTCCGAAGACCTCCAGCTCGCTAACGAAATGCTAGAAGATCTCGAGCAAGATATGCACCGAGTCTTCTCTCGCATTGGTCGCACAGAAGACTCTATGCAAGCCGAGCGCTTCATCGACTTTGTCCGCCGTAAAGGTTCCGTTCCCTACCACGATGCTTACAAGATGATCCATATCTACTTTCCCGACTTCCGCGACTTCGAAGGAATCCTCTCCGGTGCAATCAACTCCGGACAGCTTCGTATCGTAAGCACCGCAGCAGGAATTATGTTGCAGGCCACCTCCGCCTCACCTGCAACGCACTCGATCCCCCAGGCGGCAATTACACCTGATACTAAGTTTGGATAAACAATGCGCGAATTATCATTCAATAAACCACGCGAACTATACAACAGTTTCCTCAACCTCCTACTCGTATTCCTTATTGCGGGGATTCTCAGCACTAGCTATATGCTGGACTGGCCCGATGAAATACAGGCGGCTCGGGATACCGCTGCAGCCGCGAGGGATGCTAGAGAAGCCGCCGAAGCCTGGGCACGTTTCGAAGTTGCTGCCCAGGCTATGTGTGGAGAAAACGCAGGTTGGGAATTGCTTGCGGATGGTCGGGTTCAGTGTTTTACTAAACGTGGTAAGAAAACAAGAGTGAGGATGCTATGACTAAAGATAACAGTACGGGTAAACCTAAAGATTTCTATAATCGAGGTCAGCAGATGTTTGATCGTTTGAATCTGCCAGATGACGATGACGACGACACACAGGTCTACGCCAAGCCGTGGCAGGAGCTGACAGATGAGGAGGTTAAAGCCGCGCTTGTCAGCGTTGACCCTGAAACCAAGCGATTGCCGCCGGGACTGCGTGACTTTGCCAGATCGATTGAATCCAAACTCAAGGAGAAGAACACATGAGGTGCCCCACCTGTAACGCCCCTTCCGAAGTAAAATCAACTCGCGTAACCAAGGAAAATAATGTCAAACGAATTCGACTCTGTTTTAACCAACACAAATTCAGCACACTTGAACAGCCTATCACCCTCAGCAAATCAGTACTCCTCCAACAACAAACCTTTATTTCAGAAACTCAGTCGAGAAGACTTGGAATGCTTCGCCAGGGACGCTTACTCAAAGCTACAACAACAGGCGGATAGGATTGAGCAGCTAGAAGGGGATAGGAAAGACGCCATTGCAGCGTATAGGATGTTTATTAAGAAAAAGCTCTAGTGCCTAGTTTGTCAATGATGAGTGCCTGGCCGCGAGGATTATCACTAATACTGATGTGTGTCCAGGCGTCGTATTCGCGGATAAGCTGGTCAAAGCGAACACGAGCTTTTAGGAGTACGCGGACTACCGCATCAGGAGTCATGCCGGGAACTCGGAAGTCACAGGCTAATCCGAGGCGATGCTGGCTGGTGTCCTTGCTACCTACAGCATCGTTGACTGCCTTGGAGCGGAAGGCGCTGTTAATCATTATTGGCTTGCCGCCTAGCGTAGTTTTCACCACTTCAAGAAACTCAGCCAACCGCTTAAGATTCGCCAGTTCGCCAGCGTTTGGGGTGTTGTCCAGGCTGCGGTGATCGGTGTGGGTCAGTTCCGCAAGCGTGAAATGCGGGGTCATTTTTTACTCAGTAAATCAGTCTTGGCTTGGCTGCCAGCAGAGGAACCAAAGTAGTATGCAATGATGCCCGTCCAGGCTGTGCCGAGTGAACCAAGCATCATCAGGATAGCGGGGTTGGCGCTGTCAATCTTGTTGAAGAACATCATCACCATGATGCTGAAGAATCCAATGGTCACAGCGCCAGCAAGCAATGGCGGCATCATTGACCTGGTGGCTGACTGCATATCCCTCGCAGACTTACGATCTTCAACTTCCAGCTTTTCAAAGTTCAGGCCAAGTTCTTGCGCCTGCTTCTGTAATTCAATCTCGGCTAATTTCACTTGAGCAATCTGCTCTGCGCTTAATTTGTTGCTGCTGATTAGGTCGCCCACTTTTTCGGGGTCAACGCCAATGGCTTTGCTGATGGCTGATACCGCCATGCCAGCCAGAGGGCCACCAAGAGCAGTGGCAATAGTCGGTGCAATTTGTTTAAGCCAATCCATTATTTGTTTTCCTCATCATGTGATAGTTTGACGCCTGCAAGCAGCCCGATAAAGCCGCCTACGATGGTCTGAAACGCTGGGCTAATCAGTTTGAATATTTCCGAGTTGTCCACTTTGTCGTCAAACAAACCGATCATTAGCACAGCTACCATACCAACAACAACAACGCAAAGCGTTAGGCTAACCATTAGGGTTACGGCAAAAGTAAGTTTTGCTTTCATCTTCCATCTCCGACAATTTGCCATGTCAACCAAGCCACCAGCCCGACTATAGATGACACCAGCGCAGTCCATAAACCAAAATCCAAAATGTCGCTGATTTCTTCGGCCCTGATTGCTTTAGCTTGTGCAGTTTCAGCTTCAGCTTTTTTTCGTTCACTGACAATTCGATTACGCTCAAGCATGATGGCGTTCCAAACTGCATCGTTACCTGACCATATCAACATCTGTTTTAGCTCCGCTTCTGCATCTTGCAACTGCTTAAGCTGCATCACCGTTTCAAATGCCACCGCCGTATCGCTTTTGGCAAACCCCTTGGGTTTTACCGCTGCCTTTGCCACCACATCCTTGGCCTCAAAGAACTTCATCAAATCGCCGCTGATGGCGTTGATGTCTTTGCCCATCTTGATCGCTGCCTGCACTCCTTTAATTGCTCCTTGGGCAACAGCAAATGCGGTTAGCGGATCCATTCATTTGCTGCCACGTTCAATCAACCTGTCCAGCTTGGCATCCATTTTTTCAAGCTGCGCCCTTTGCAATACCGCCGCATCATGCTGGGCCAGCATTTGAGTCTCAACAATCGTCAGCCGCTGTTCAATCTTGCTTACGTAAGCCAGCACTGCACCAACCAGCACCAAGGTACTGATAACGTGCGTTAGCTGGATTTCTTTTTTAAGATGCCAGCGTTCTGCTCGGCGTTCAGTAACAGCTTCCATGTCAAAGCCCTTGCCCTTGCGTTACATAAACAACGGCAGTCGATGAAGCCGACAGTCCAGTAAAGTAAAGATTCGGCGCAAACCGCAGTATTTCCACTGCCCCTGCAACCATCGGGATGGAGGTCGCCAGCGAACTAGCCGCCGTAACCGCCAGTGCACTTGACGTTCCAACGCCCAGGAACACTGTCACAGCACCAACATTAACTATCCGGTACATCCCTGCCGCGGTTTCTCCGGTGTTAACAGTAGCTTGTACTGCCGTTGGCGGTGTAGGTGTAGCTGCAGTAAAAGTTACAGTAGGCCCTAACGGGGCAAAAGCAGTTGCTTCAGGTGTAGTAAGCATTTTTGTCTTTCAAGGTTATTCAGCGGCTCGTGCCTAATTATGGCGTAGCGGCAGCTTGTGCCGCCTTGTAAGCCGCCACCACAGCCGCCGTATGCGTTGCTGCACAGATGGCCTTCACACGGGCGTCTTGCTTGCTGTAGTCATCGCCAGGGGCGACAACGCTGCGGTGAAACGTACCGCTGATCTGCTTGCCATCTTCCATAATGGCGGTCTTGGTGCGTACTTGAATTAAGCCGTTTTCCAAGACCTCAATGCGATCAACTACAACTACTTTTTCTAAAGCCATTTTGATCTCCAATCAAAACCAAGATTACAGTGATCCGCACTGGCACGGTTAAATTGCCGCAATGATAAACGCAAGTAATTCGCTGTAACGAATACCAAATCTATCATTTTTTACAGCATCTTTAGGGTACTGCCCAAACTCATCCGGCTGCACAGATTTACCATTAACTTCATACCATTCATCAAAGCAAAATAATCCATATCGACTTGCATCAAGCCCTTCAACTTCGAAAGCCTCGGCAACTTCCTG